AAAAGTATGCATTTTAAGATCTATATTTCTTGAAAAGTTTGCATTTAAAACAGAGATTTAGCGTGATGTTCGTTTGATTTCCAATTTTCAAAATCCCAGGTAAGAGCGTTATGACAGATTATGTTATGGTTAAGGATATCTATGGCTTGTGCTTTTTGTGTGTCGTCGAGGTCTGGGGTGAATTCAAGAAGAGTATCAAATAATCGTTGCTTCATTTCCTCGACATTATCTTGCATGAGTTCGACGCCATAAATTGTTGAAAGAGCTTCTAGTGGAGGATGATTGAGAGCAAGTTTGCGAGAGAGAACTTCAACGAGAAATGCACCCGTTCCAGCACTGTTATCTATAAAAGTTTTCTCAGGAGCCCAAACTTCTTTAGGCAATTTATCTAACATCTCACATACAAGTTCTGGCGGTGTAAAATCTTCACCAGTCGATTTTCTTCTTTGTTTTCTTCTATGTTCAAGTTCAGTCATTTTTATTTTTTGACGCTGTTTTTCGTATAATTCGTGCATAATTATTTTATTTGAGTTTCTATATAAGCAACCTCTTCAGTATCTAAGCAATAGTGAGTGTAAATATTGTATTCCGTTGTTAATGTTACATCTTCGGGTATTATGCGTTTAAATGGGATGTCCGAATTTCTAAAAGAACTATCTTTATCCCAGAAATATATCGAATTAAATTTTTGTAGAAATAACATTAAATTGCTATTCCACACAGTTTCAATAAATTTACCCTGAATATCATTGTCCACCAACAAATAATAATTATGATCCCCAATTCCAATATTTCCGTTATCGTAAAAAGCATTTATTTTTCTACTAACTCTTCCAATAACTTTTTTATTAAAATGATGAATATAAGGATATCCGTATTTTTTTAATTTATTAGGGCCTTTCACCCATTCATAATTTTGTTCTAACCTTATTTTATCAATATTTTTCCATCCTCCACCCCAGCCCCATACAGTTTTTAATCCATTATCATCAGTTTTGAAAACTTTTTCAAAAATAGAATTCACGATATTAGATTGATAATGATTAATTAGACTAATTTTTCCAAAAACTTTAAATTTCTTTTGTATATCTAAAAAATCAGTTAACGTTTCTTCAGTAGCTTCTCTTTTTTGCAAAATATAATAATCTACAATAGTTCCTACACTAGGAAATGGCATTTGTGTTTTAAGATAAATAAGTTGTTTTGAAAATAGTATTTTTTGTGCAGGTAAAAGTGTTCTTGTTTTTCCGTATCTCCATGTTGATGGATGAATAGCACATAAATATCCATTAGATTCTAACGAATTATAAGCATTTTCTATAAATGGCGCCCATATTGATTGTCCGGCACCATCTCCGTTTCCCTTTTTTTGTCCATTATATGGAGGATTTAATAAACATACTGTAAATTTTGGCATATTTTCTTCTCCTTCTATCTGTTTAGTATTATATGAATATTTATTTTATTCATAATATTTTGGTATATTAGTTTTTATAAAGTTTATTTCTTCTTGTGTTAACTTAAAATGTTCATAAAGTTTTTCATTTGTCCATTCCTGAGAAAAATCTAGCCAAGGAACTGAATATAATTCGCTTCCTTGCTGCATCATCGAAGTTTTATTGAGAGCTAAACTAAAACGAGCTAAATCTGATTTTAAGTAATTTAAAAAATTTGATGCTTCAAATTCAGTCTTAAATCCATAATATAATTGATTTTTGATTTTTGTAACTTCAGTAGATTTCTGAAAAAAAGTATAAAAATTATCATTCAGCCACTTGCTGCCATCATTTGTAGTATTGCCTCGAAGTTTTGCTACATTAACAAAATATTCTCCTTCCGAAAATTTATGTGTATGAATATTTGATATATCAGCTTTACTAACTATTTTTGTTTTTAAAGATGCAAATAGAGTTTGATCGCCGTTAAATAAGTTTATGTCTTTTATATTACTTACTTTGTAAAAAGTTCCCAAAACTTTATCTTCTATTTTTATTTCATTAGTGTTTTTGTCTTTATCAATATATGTCATAGCCATCGGTGTTAACAGTGCTATGTTTTTGAAAAAATCAGACGCGTGAAATAATTTTATATCTTTAATTTTATTCGATATACTATAAAAATTCAATTCATTATCTCTTCGGATAACTTCTCGATGATTTAAGTACACCATTGATGGATGAATAAAAATTACATATTTATTTGAAATTTCATAAGCTAAATTCAAAAAGGAAATATAAGTTTTCCCTTTAAACGGCGGGTTTCCCACTACACAATCGAACTTTGGCATTTTTTCTTCTCCTTCTATCTGTTTAGTATTATATATATAAATGAAAATTAGGTATCCTGAGACATCTTGTGTGTTCTTGATGTTCAGAAATCAATTATGTTAAAAAATACCGGTAGAAAAGTATATGGATGTGAAAAAAACATAGGGGCAATGATTTGGAAGGGTTGTCACTTTATCATTTTGGTATGGTATGGTATGAGTTGTTGACGTGGTAGTTCCCCACATTGACATAGATAATGAACTTCTTTAAAGGGAGTCCCCGCAGTACTTGAGTTGCAAAGTATCTTAACATCATACTATCGTAAGGTCTACCATTGACTTTACATTGACTTCTAAAGTTTGCAATCACTACCAATCTTTCATTTGCTATTTGAAATTGAAGAGATAGTAGACAGGCATTGTTAAACATATCATTAGTTATGATGACTGATTGACGACTGTTGGGTGTGCGGTTAAGTAGTGATATGACGTTGGGTAGTCGGGGTTCTACTCTTTGTTTATAACACGTTTCATCGACAATTGAGTTGTATTGTACAAAGTCAAAGTGATACAATGGTTTGTAGTAGATAGTGTAGTGGTAGTTAAGTAGGGGTCTCATTACTTACAAGTAATATATGTATGATATACATCAAAACCTTCGTGTGTTGTAGTTACACTACCGTTAGCGTGTTTTAGTTCATCATCACATAATGTCATTGTTATTATAACTTGTGGAACGCCTCCGCCTACACGTGTTGTAGTTGATTGGCATACTTTACAACCTACTTTTTTACAATATGACATACACAATATAGTTAATATCACAATTGCAATCATTCTAATTCTTTTCAGTGTTTTCATAGTTTTAAGTTTTATTTTAGTTTTAATATAATCAATTTCATTGACTTAAATATCAGTGTTTTGTTAAGTTTTTGTTAAGGTTTAAATATCAATGTTTCTAGTGTGTGGGTCTCAAGTCCAAGGCAGAGGCCGAGGATTTTTGATAAAAAAATCCGAAGGCATCCTGTATTTATATTTATATTTATATTTACGAAAAATCGGACCTTACAGGATAGGTAATTGAAGACCATTGTGTATCCTTATTGTCACTAATTGTAACCTTATTGTCACTAATTGTAACCTTAATGTCACCTTTTGTATCCTTATTGTCACTAATTAAGTCACCCAACTTCACCTTTTTTACACACATTTCATTACGACTTACATCTCCAAAAGTTGATTTTATAAAATCTTTAATGTCATATGTATGAGATTTATGATATGTAATTCTCAAAACACTATAAAATTTGAGTATAAAAAGCAGTTGTATTTTTGTGATTTTTGTATGAATTAAGCAATCTACTACATTAACAGGTATTTTATAATACGTGTGTGATTTAAGATTACTTTTGAACTTATTGAGTTGTTCTTTATATTCTTTAAGATTTGATTTATCAAATGAAGTGTTTTTAATAAGTCTTATTTCTGTAATATAAGGCTTTAGAAATTCTATTTTTTCATAATCTTGTTGAAATCGTTGTAATTTTTTATGATATAATGTAGAGGGAATTATAATATCATCATTTGTATATAATGCAATTAATATCATTTTTATTTGATTGCAAGAAAAATGTTTAAGTTCTACATCTAGATTATCTGTAATAATTACGTGTTTGATAAGTTTTTTCATTGATGCACAGGTTATTTTAATTAATAAAGCCCCTTAGATTCTACTGTGCATTAGATTCTTTGGGGCTTTATTTAACAATTAACGAACAATTGTATATCTTAAGTTTGCACAGTAATTTATCTTTCTTATATTATATATTTATAACTGTTTTTCTTCAAAAGTGCCGTTAATGTAAGCATTAACAAATTTCACTTGTTACATATTCATTGATATGATTCATAAACTCTGATACTCTTATGTATGGAGCACCCGCAATTACATTTATAATTTGTTTCAGTTCTTCATTATTTATAGTATGAGGTTCAACCTTATTCATAAGTTCATTAATTTGACTAAATGGGTAGTCACCAATACATTTAATTAATTCTTGTTTAAATTCTGGTTTGATTGTGTACATTATTTCTTCCATAGTTTCTAATTTATTTTAAGATTATTCCATTTCATATTAACTTTTGTAAATATGTTCTTTTTTCCAAATGTTGTATTCTTATTTTCGTGATATGTTTTTGCACTGTGATGTGACTTGCAAAGTGCCTGCAGATTCGTAGTATCGAGACATCGCTCAGGCGAGTACTTCAAGTCTACGATATGGTCAATTTCCTCTGAAACTGTGTAATATCCTTCTTTCATACATTCTACACAGTAAGGATATGCAGTTAAGACTATTCTTCTTACTGCTTGCCATTCAGGAGTGCTGTAAAATCTGTTTCTACCCTCAGGAGTTTTTAAGTCTATTGGCTTCATTTCTTAACCTAGTATTTTCTTTCAGTGTTTTAATTCTTTTTGCTGTAAATTCTGGATTTTTCATAGGATTATTATCTCCTCTTAATTTTGCACCAATTTTTACTCCTGTAAGAGATGACACAGTTCTACCCTTCATAGCTTTAGATATTTTATCCTTATGTTCTTGAGTCAATTTATTACGATGAGTTCCTTTTCTAAGTTCACTCATTGCTCGCCTCTGTTCAGGAGTTCTTTTATATAGACCTAAAAGTCCTTTATGTGGTTTGATTGGAGGATGGTCATAACTTTCATACATAATGATTGTTTCAGTATCACTAACGTTAATAACTTCAATTGTGTCGTTATGCTTCTTTAATGATTCTATAAAGTTGTTTACTGTTTCTGCGAAACGATAATTATCAATGTCTTTCATAGGGGATTTTTTAATTTGTTATATTTTTTTGCAAGTTCTTTATAAGCAGTTTCACAATCCTTTATATGTTGTTTTAAGGATATGTTTTCGTGTAATTGAAGCATTAACACTGTTCCTATTAAAATCATAGTTATTATTTCCATAGTTTTTATATTATTTTTTATTTTGCCAGTCCCTATTCAATGACCAACCTGTGTAGATTATTGATGCGATTATGATTATCAATGTTATTATTATACCTGTAGGAGTTTTCATAGTTTTAATTTAATGGCAGTATACCTTTACAATCCATTTCTGGGTCATATTTTAGGAGTATTACTTCTTTTGGTACTTTTATTGTTGTTGATAAATGTGTTTCTGCATTCATCCACATTTTTGTTATTATAGGTTTATTTATTTTCCAAGTTTTAATTCTTGCAGTTAAGTCAAATACTATGAAGTCATATAGTTTGTCTTTATTTGTAAAAAAATTGATGTAGTATATAAGGTCAAATCCATCTTTCTTTTTTCGGTTAATTAGACTAATCAGTTTTGAACCTTCAAGTATGTAATCAGGATATTTGTTAATTTGAAAACTTCTTACCTTAATTTCTCCAAGTATCTTTTTATCATTATTTAATGTTATTATTGTGTCATAACATACTCTGCCTTCTGTAAATGTGTATTCTTTGATTGTTGGTATAAGTTTAAAGAGTTCTTCAGCGAGGTGTCTTTCCATCTTCTTGTAATTTATTAGATTCTGGTTCACTTGTATAAAGTGATTTTAGATAGTCGCCCCTGTATAATACATCCATATCAATGAACATTTCGGGTCGTTTATTTTTGTTTACAGAGGAATCACTTTCAAAGTATATTGTTAATGTTCCATCAAGGGAGCATTCAACATCTACATCACCTCCAGTTACGGTCTTCATTGTGTTAATAAAATCCTGAAGGATATCATTAAAACTACCATCGTGATTTAATGGAATGGTTACTGGAATTTTTTTCATAGTTTATCTATTATTTAAAGTATATATCAAGAGTCGAAAACCAGCAAAAGTGCCGTTAATGCCAGATTTGTGAGGATATATAGAATGGAACGTATAATTTTTCCTGAGTGTAATTTTTCATAGTTCTTACTGCCATTCTTGGCAAACTCAGGTTTTTTAAATAGAAATGGGAGCCACTCAGGTTCCCATTCTTATTTAAAATCATTATAAATTGCTGTTAATCAGTTAAATAACTCATTTTGCGTATACACTCTGTCAAACTAAAGATTTAGTTTAGCACTATCAAATTTAAATTATTAACTAAATCTTAAAAAGATGAAAAATTTTAAATCAGTTACAGAATGGTTGAAAACCAATCCTTCACAGGATGAACAGACAAAAGTATTGAACCTCATTAACAGAGGCGCATCACATCAGGTTCGCAAGGAAGTTTGGCAGAAAGAAAGTTACCTCCGTAAACTTCAGGGAATGGTTAGATATTTTGACAAACTTGAGATGAAAAAGAAAATTAACATTATTGAAAAATACCTTCATTCTATCAAATGAAAAAGGGGCCCTCAGAGGGCCCCTTTTTTGTTAGGATATATAATACCTTAACTATGAGTATTCGAATCATCCTGAATCATCTCTTTAACTGAGGGGAGGTTTATTTATATCTACTACCATTTCCAAATCACTTAAATAATTAAGGTCTTTTGATATAATTACATTATGACTATATGGAGTTAACAGTATTTTGATTGGTATGATATAATTGAAGGCAGTCATTTCAATATAAATAATCTTTTCATTTTTTTGCAAAGGTGAAGTCCATTTAACATTTGCAAGTCCTATTTGACGAATTATGATTGGTTTCATAATTTTAAGAATTAAATTATGGAACAAATATAATAAAAATAAATCAAATAAACATATATATTAATGGATGTAAATTTGGATTATAGTCTAAATATAAGGAAATGAATAACTTAGGTGTATAAAATTATTTATTTTGTTCTGTTTTTTCTATTGATTTAACTCCTCGGTTAATAATTAATCTGTTCAAAGATGTACTAAACAATCCAACAGCCGACAGCGCAATTAATAACACCAAACCTGCAATTATTAGTTTAGGGTGTCTCAAGAAAACTCTATAGTCTTCCAAGTTAGTATTTATTTTTTCAATTTTTGGTATTTGAGGACAAGTGATGATGTGTTTAATCTTTTCTAGCTCAAGTTCTGAAACTCTTTCGTTTGTTTTACTTGTTTGTAAATCAATTTTATCAAGTCTTTCGTGAACTTCCATAAACTGTCCGTTCATTGAAGTTGTTAACCCTTTGAATTTTTCATCTAGGTATAGTCTATAATCACTACTGTCTGTCATTTCATAATAGTAATTTTTAATATCGCACTGAATCAACAACAACAAATTTGTCTTTTACAACTGTATAAATATGAGTACTACTTTCAATTGTAATATCATAAACATAATCTCCACAAGTAATTGAAGTGTCAGAAGATGAAATTGTAAATGAAACTTTACCAGAACTATCTGAAACAATACCAGTATTAAAAAGGATAGGAGAGATATCTATAGGATTTTTCTTTACTGTTAAATAAGGTATATAATTAGACACATCTGAAATTCCATAGACACTACAATCTAATTTCACAGAGTTATTTTGAAATAGTTCAATTTTATTGTTTGTTGTCATAATGAAAAGTTATTTTATTATATATTCATTTAATTATTGAAAATTGGTAATTCTGGTGGTGGTAAGAAAGTAACTTCTTGTTGTGGTAATGTTAATAGTAAATCTTTAACACTATCAAATTCTTGGTCATTTAATATTTCTAATGGTAAAGCAAAACCTTCTACAACTTGAATAGGGTCTAAAGCAGAATATTTACCATAACTACCTTTTACCTGTTCTGCTTGCTCTTTATTTAATAAAATCATTTTTGTAGTACCTGTACTTGTATACCCTGTTAAATTATTTATTTCCATTGTATTATTATTATTTTATATTGATGTAATTTCTTTAATACTGATATTATCAATTGAACCAACGAATGTTCCAAGTGCCCAAATAAATAATTCTGCACCCGAACCCTCATATGGTGTTCCTTGAAATTCATAATATCCATTACTCCACATACCTGGGTCACCTGGAGTACACCATCCACCAAGTAATAATATTATTCCACCCGAACCCGAATAATTAGAAACTGTAAAACTATATAGAAACGTTTTATTTCCACCGAATGATTGACTTATTCCTTCTGATGCTATTGTATCACTTGATATTGATCCATTACTATTCAATGTACCACTAGATATAGTTATACCAGTTCCATATTTACTCCAAGTTGTATCGGTGTCAAATCCACCATTTATTGTTAATTCAGGTCATAAAGTTTGAACATTATTATTAAAATTATTTAGTATTGTTTCAAATGCTTGTCTTTTTGTTAAAGTCATTGATGAACCAAAACCATATTGTTTATATAGATTGTTGCAATAGTAATCAATGCCACTAATAAAATCACAAGCGCCAATTAAATATTTTTTTGTTGATAATTGATATGATGTAGTATCATTAGAAGTTTCAATTGCATTACTCCTTACTATAACATCATTTATTAAATCTCTTGATACTATATTAAATCCACTTGTATAGTTAAATACAAAATTTGATGTATAAACATATGCACCATTTAGCCAGTTATAAGCATTCAAATAAGCAAAGCCAATAATATTAGTTGCAGTTTTATCATTTTCACAACTACCTTCCATACCATAAGCAGTATTTATACTTTCATTAAATATTATACTGGCATTATTCAATGTATATTTAACTCCATTATTTTTAGGACTGAAATTTGAATTAATATAATTTGATGTACCATTAAGTGTAACACCAAACCCTGCATTCCAAGTAGGATTATTAACCCAAGTATGATTAATATTACCTTTTACATCTAATGTTGAAGCTTGTGCCGTATGTAAATTCATAAAAACAAACTGGTCAAGTTCATCCCATATACCATTATCTTTCATTGCTACAATGGTGTCATTCAATAGTGTTTTTAATGCTAAAGAAGGTTGAACATCCATTCTGGCAAAGTATGATAATGCTTCAGCACAATATCCTGCAGGTGGTGTAGTTGGTGGAGTTGGTTCAACAATAAATATATCAGGAATTGAAACAATACCTCTTATCACATTATAGTATATGTTCCCATAAATCTTATGATATGCTATTTTTCCTGTTGGCATTCAAAGAGTTCTTATTTTAGTATATATTCTTACCCTACTGATTTATCAGGTGGTATTATTATCAATATCACTTATCAAAAGTTGTGTTGCTTCAATAGCCCCGGCATACTTGTGCATTAAAACAGTTTGTTCATTTACAATTTGAGTAACCTTTTTATATTCTTCTAAAAAGGATTTCATTTTTTCTTCTAAATAAGTTTTTGTGATTTCCATAATTTATTTTATTTATATATCTATTAATGCATTGTAAATAACTGCCAATAACCGCCAACATATCCAGCAAATTGGTTAGCAGTTGTATCATATATAATCATACCGTTAGTAGGTGATGAAATAGCTGCCTTCTGTGTACCATTCATTACTGGTACAGTTAATGCCTTAGTAGTTGTATTTAAAGTAAGTCCACCATTTATTGTAACTTTATTTGTTAAACCTGTAAACATCGCTAAATTATTACCCTTTCCATCACCAATAAGAGTAGTCCTATAATATGATGCACCCGCATTATAACCTGATTTATTAATTGCAATATAGCCTCCATCACCTGCATATGTATTTTCCCATATTTCATAACCTTTTAAGGCTACATTCATTGTATAAGAACCATCAGAAGCTGGTGCAGTTCCCAATTCTGCTGTTCCAATAGCTGTTAATGAACCTCCTTGAGTAACTCTAAATGATGCAGTTGCCCTATTTGCATAAGTATCACCTGCATAAATTCTAATATCTGAAGAAGTTGAACCTTCATTTGTCATACCAGCTGTTGGTAAAACTAATCTACCTGTTAAATAAGCATTTTGAGAATACAAACCATAACTAGTTAATGCACCCATTGCAGGATCAGTAATACCTACTAAATTACCTAATCTAAAACTTCTTGTAGTATCATTTAAAACTCCTGTACTAACTCCTGTATGTCCTTCAATGTATGGATTATTTGTATCACTTGAAGTCATATAAAGCATATTTTGTCTTGTACTATCTGTAGATGAACCCCATTGTGAACATCTCATACCTACCCAAGCTCCTGAGACAGTATCCATTGTAATATATCCTGATGCTTTATTTGAATCATCAGTTACGTGTCCAAAATAATATGCTATTTGAGTATGATTATAATCAACCCATTGTTGAGCTTTAATATAATCTCCTGTTTTGAATTGAATAGGATTAACTCCTCCATTATTATCAAAATATAGATTTGTAGATGCTATACCAGTAACAGTACCACTTGCAGGAGAAATAACTAATGAACCACCAATTACATCAATTTTATCAACTTCAAAATCATATGCCCTTAATAAATTCCTTACTATTAGATTATCAACTTCTAATGTATGTTTTGAACTTGCATATGAATTATTCCATCCTGCACCAGCATATCCTGTAGAAAATGTAACTGAACCAATAGAACCACTATCAGTAAGTGTTAATAGTTTATCAGGACTTGTAGTCCCAATACCTACATTGCCACTACTTTGAAGTGACATTATAGCATTTCCAGGGTCAGCATTATTATTCCAAGCACCTACAAAAAAGTCTAATGCATTATTATACCCTCTGGAAGGCTGATATATTATTGGTTGAATTTTTGCTAATGTTGAATTCGAATTACCCCCTGCAACATACATATTAAAAGTTAATGATGAACCAACTCCAGTACCATAGGCTAAAGCAGAACTTAATATATTTCCATCGATAGGTGTTCCACTTCCTCCTGCTACATTTCCGACACTTAATAAAGAACCTGGTGTAGTAGTCCCAATACCTACTCTTGCATTTACTCCATCAAATGTTGCAATAGAATTTTGTTTTCCATCACCAATATCAAGATTTCTGAATCTCGTTGTTGAACCATTATATCCTCTATAATTAATCCATCCACCAGCATTTGCATCTACTGAACCTTGAAAATTAATAACATTATTATTAGCCGCATCAACATAAACTCCATTATTTGAACCCACTGATAATAAACCAACTGGTGCAGTAGTTCCAATACCCACATTACCACCATAAGCTTGTAAACAAAGGTTTCCACTATTTGTTAACCCAATTTCTTGCGTTTGTATATACCAAAATCTATTTGCTTGTGCTGCAGCACCTACTGAACCCATTATTAAACCAAATGGATTACTTGCAGTTGCTTCATTTGTAGATAATATAAATGTATCATATCTACTTGTATTTGTTTTTACATAAGGATTTTTAATTTCTAATAATGTTAATGGTGCAGAAGTTCCAAAACCTACTCTATGATTAGCTGCATCAACATAAAATGTAGGAGTATCCCAGGAACCTGAACCTGTGAATGCAGGACTTGCTAATGGAGCATAGGTGTTTGCTAATGCACCACCTAATCTTGCACTATCATAAGCAGTTCCACTTGTGGTTAAATATGTGTTATTATCATAACTTATTGATGTGCCTGATGCTTTTACAAATCCAGTACCATTTAATAATGGTTGTAAAGTATTCAAATAAGTACTTAAATCAGTTTGATTTGATAAAGTTCCTGAAATACCACCCCAAGTAGGAGATACACCTCCTGCTACAAAATATGAAGCAGGTTGTGTTCCGGGTGTCACAGATTTATCAATGTAATAAGAATATATGCTTACGTCTACGTTCATTTTAATTCATATAATTTAAGTTTACAGTTTCATTTTCGTCATATTCTGACCATACACAATCCGCCATATTTTTTGTAGGGTAATAAGAGTAACTTGTCAATACAAATGTTTTTCCTGATTGATTTGAATCATACCACATTGAAAATGGTTTTAAATATGTACTGCAATCTATAGTTGCTTTAATTGATTGTCTTGATTTGTTATATAATCTGTATTTTTCTTTTAATAATCTATCCTTAATACTTAAATAAACACCTTCTGTATCATACCAAGTTGAAGACCTAAAAGGATAATAAGGACCTGAATAAATACCATTTTTATAATTAAGACTATTTATATCAAATAAGTCTAATTCAATAGTTTTCTTATTTAAGAATTTATTATTTATTGTCGAATTGAAAGTATTATTTTGAAGAGTTGATGTAACTGTTGCTGTTACATCGCCCCATATATTTCCATTAACAAAATAATCAGTACCATTAAAAGTATAAGAAGGTAATAATAAACCAAATATTAGTGATTGATCTCCAGTAGTTACTCCAGGAACTTCACTTAAAGGAATTGATATAGTTGCTTCATAAATATAATTTTCATTTTTAATTAAATCAGTAGGTAAAATAGTGAATGCATTGTAACCAGTAGCATTGTCAGTTGAATATGTCAATGAATAATTTTTTGATGCATCAATATGAAATAACCAGTATGAATTTGCATACTTTAAATACCATCTAAGTTTAAATGCTGTTACAAGAGGACTATATTGAGTTTGGTCTCCAGGAGATGAACCTGCAATTGGTTTCCATTTCCAGTTTATTGATAAATTTGTTGGATTAGTAACTATTGAAGAATCAATGGTACATTTAAATCCACCCATTAAACAATCTTTATATTTATATTGAAAATAAGGTGATGATTCACTGTTTTTACCCGATAAGCCAGGACTTATTGTCATCCAACAAGAATTACTAATATAACCACTTGGTTTACCAAAATCTGAAGTACGAAAATTATAAGATGGATCACTTGAATATCTCCAAGTTCTATCTTGAACAATGAAACCTGGGTCGATAGAAGTCAATCCTGACAAATCTGAATATAATAGATTATCATATAAATTGTCATTATATTTAATAGTCAATTGATTTAAACCTGGGTTTATTGAAAGTAATTGTGATTTTTCAATAGGATGATAAGAAAAAATGTTTGTACTAATATCATATAAAGTAATTGATGCACCACCTAGTTGATAACCGTAAGATACATCTAAATCATATCCTACATAATGTTGTGGGTAATTTTTTAAATCATCATATCTTTCAATATACCAATTACCATTCCACCAAAAAATGTAACTATTAAATGGTTTTAATATTTTAGTTATAATATCTAATCCTGAATCTCTATCTACATTATTTTGCCAAAAAACTTCAGTATTGCAAGCAGTTAAACCTATCGGTGTGTAATTGGTTGATAAACTTCCACCTGATGGACAAATAGTCATATTAACATAAATACTTGCATCTGTACCAGTCATTATTAATGATTGAGATATTAAATCTATTAAAGACAGTTTTTGTAATGTATTAACAGAATTTGGTGTTACATAATCAAGTTTTTGTGTGTAATTTGACGCAACTAATCTTATGGGTTGTTTATTCAAATAAGTCTGTTCTACAATATCTGAATTCAGAAAGCCTTCAAATAAATACTTGGTTGTTGGTGATGTTTGATTTATTCTAATTCTATAGTGTCTTTCTTCTGCAGATAATAATGGCAAAAGATCAAAAAAGTTTGTTCTTGTATTCAGTATATCAATTTCGGCGGTTTGAGTGATAATTGGGTCATCCCAGTCATTCATAATAGTACTGATAGTAATACCATCCTTAGATAAAATAAGAGGTTCTGATGACATTGAACCATCAATCTCGTCAATGAATATCTTTCCTTGATTTGTTTTTGATGCAAATGGGATATTATAACGTTCTACATAATTACTCATTATGCTGATAAAATTTTAGTTTTTCTATTTAAAACAAATAACAAATCAGAACCTGAAACTCTACAAGTTAATTCACCACCACCCATCATATTTGAAGATTGATTATTTGTATAAACCTGAGCACCTCTTGGTAGATTAACTAACTCAGGCCCCATTTCGCCAACTAATGATAAGCCACCTGGAGCAAAAGAAGTACCTGAAGCAAATGAAGGAATTATAGTATTAAAAAGTGTTTTTGCTGCACCTGCTGCTGCCGCTGCTAAACCTATAGCAAATGGACCAGTTACGGCAGATTCGCTTAAAACTGTTGTAGCATATTTTGCCACTGCTTCAGAAATAAATGCACCTATCATTTCCTTTATAGATGATTTGATATTCTTTACATAATCTTTAAAATTATCAGCACCTTCTAATAAAGTTTTGTTAAAATTTTCATTTGATTGTTTTGCTAAATCTGTAGACTCTTTTACACTGTCAAATGCTTTAGGTAATTTTTTTAAATCTTCAATAGTTGCTTTTGTTGATTCTTTGGTACGTTTAGCCATATCTTCAATGGATTTAGTACCAATATCATTTAAAGATTTTGAACCTAATGCAAGTTTAGAATTTGATGATGTTATTCCACCAATTACTGAATCTGAAGATTTTACACCAAATTGTTCTTTTATTTGGGCAATACTTTTTTCATTTAATGTTACAATCTCTTTTTTGTTTTTTATTGTGCGTTGTTCACTTTCAGTTTCTAAGTCAATAACTTTAGCATCTAATTCGGCTTGTTTCTTTGTGTCTTCAATTGTTAATGATAGTATTTGATGTGTATCAAGTCTTGATTGATTATATGTTCTATAATTATCAGCAGCATCTTGTGCCAATTTTATTTCTTGTTTAGATGTTGAACCTTCCAAATCTTGTGCGTTCTTTAATAAATCAATCCTGTCTTGGATTGAATCACTTGCTTCAGAATATTTTACTCTTGCTTCAACTAATAATTCATTTGCCTTTGCCCTTGGAACAATTAGTTTTATTTCTTCAAGTGTTTCTTGTTGTGTTTGTTCTGTATATTTTTTTGCAGCATCACCTGCTTCATCCATTGTAGTTTTAAGTTTTTCTAACCCTGCAGTTGCCCCCGTTATTTTGAAAAGGTTTGGTATTAAATTACCTGTTATTATATTAACAAAGTCTGCTGTTTTACTACCTAAATTTGACCAAAATGTGTTAACCTTTTCATTGCCACCCATATGTTCAACCATAGTTTTACCTAATTCAATCACCATTCCCTTTAAAACACCTACTTCTGCTTTAAACTCGGACATACTAGTAGCCAACATATTAATTCCTTCTTGAGAATCTGTAAAGAATGATACAACAGGAGCAGATATCAACGCAAATCCTGCACCAATGGCAGTAATAGGTGCAGACATTGACATAAGTTTACTTGCAAATCCTGATAATGGACCAGCCATTGAACTTAATGAATCTTGTACTTTATCTGATAAACTATCGAATGAACTATTTAAGGTTTTTAAATCGCCTTTAACTGATTCAAGTCCTTTCTTTAATTCCGCAGAATCTGCAGAAATATGTAGACTTAAGTCCGCAAGAATTTTAGTGCCCATATTAATGAATTATTTTTATATATATTCACGAAAAAAGGCATCCTTTTGAGATACCTTTGTGTTTAGTTTTTACAATATTCTAATGTTAATTTATTCCAATCTTCATCTGTAAATATGTATTCATCCTTTGGTTCTTGTTTTTCATCCCAGTTAAATGGCATCATCTCTTCAGGTGTTTCAAAGGGTAATTCTGACATTGATAAGGTTTTAACCAAATAAAATGTTTGTAATCTCATCCTATTTGATTCAGACCTTTGTTTGAATTTTTCTATTTCAGTAGATTCTTTTATTGCAAAATCAAATTCAATTGGTGTTAATGTGTAGAATTGTTCACTTGATAAATTAAGACGAACAATTGCTATTCCACACAACTCATTTAAATCTATTTTTTTTTATCAGAATCAGAATCAGAATCAACAGAAGTTGGAAAGAACTTACTTACAGTAATAATAAATTTGTTATAAATATCATTATCACTTAATAAAATAGGCATCTCGTCTCTTTCAAAAGGTATCTTTTGTTTATT